ATTATATCCTCTACCACCTAATAAAAATAAATAATCTCCTGATTGAACTGCTGTTGGTGATGCTTGTGTTCCTCTTGCTTTTCTCCCAACAAAAGCAGGTGGAAAAAAGTTCTGTGTTGTTTCGTATGATGTGTTAATAAATGTAGAAGATGTATTATCACTAACTATTGTAATTATTTGGTCTGGAGAATCAGTTCCTATACCTAATCTTTTATTAGTATTATCCCAAATAAAGTTTTTACCTGTTTGTGAATCTGAATAATTACTACCTATTTTTATTGTACCATCACTTTCAATATTCCAATTATTAGTATAGAATCCTAATTTATAGGATGAACTTGAATTATTAGATCCTGAAACAATTCTTGCAGTATCAAACTCATAATCAAATGATATATTTAGAAAATCTATATCATCAAAACCATAATTTGAGCCTATTTTTAAATTAGGAGTATTTAATTCACCTAAACAACTTAATTTAAGAGTAGCATTATTATTAGGATTAAAACTAATATAATTAGAAGTAATAACAGATTTAGAAGCATCTAATGTGTTTCTAAAAGTAGCAATAGCATAATCATCTAAGTATTCTAACTTAAATAAAGGTTCATTATTCCCTTCAAATGCTTTTCTCATTCCTGCCTCAAAGACATCTGTATTTAACGCAACAGAACCTGATATTGGTGTAGTACCATCAGCGGCTAATCCAAATAGTAGACTTCCGTTTTTATCCATTCTCCAATTTTTACTTACAATTTTTAATGGATTATCATAACCATTATATCCACCAGCATTTATATTAGTAACTGATTGGTCATCTATACTTATGTTTAGAATATATCCATAATCATAAAAAGCCCCAATTTGTATGTTAGGTTGAGTAGCATCACTCTGGTCATTTGTATCTAATGATTTTATATAGACTTGTTGTGCTGTATCATATTCAAAGATTATAGGGTCATATTTTAATTGATAACCACTTAAATCAGGTTTGTTTTGAATATATGCTGCTGATTGTGTATTACCTACATTCCAATCACTTTGAACCTTTGCTTCTGCTGTTATTTCACTCCAATTACCATTTTTTCTACCATAGGTTTTACCATCTTCGGGTGCTTCTAAAATAAATCCTGCATTATCTAATATTGTATTTATTTCCGCTATATTGGCATTTATAGCCGCAATTTGGGTATTAAAAGTTATTAAAGGTGTTAAGTTATTAAGACTATTTTGAAGCCCTATAATTTGACTTATAGTATTAGTATGCCCTATATCACTTTTATTATCTAAGTCATCTAAAATTGCTTGAACTTGATTAGTATAATCACTTAAATCTACTTTATTATCTAATAAGTCATTTAATTCTAAAAAGTTTTCATTTACTTTAATAAAAGCATCTCTTAAAGTATCACCTAATCCATTATTAGCAGTAGCACCTACATTTATATTTTCCATATTTTAATTTTAATTATTTTGTAAATCAGTAATCTTGTTGTTTATATCAATTATAGCCGTATTTATACTTGCTATTGAATTATTAATTGATGTAAAACTTGCTTCTATTGCTGAAACTCTACTACTTAAATCAGCATTACTTGCTGTTAAACCACTTATACTTATTTTATGATTTCCTACTGTTGTTTGTAAATTAGCAATATCATCACTTAAATTATCTAATTCAGTTCTTAATCCTGTTATATCTGTTATAGAATGATTATGTCCTACATTAGATTTATCACTTAATGTATTTACTATTTCATCAAAATTAGTATTTACTTTAATAAAAGCGTCTCTAAGACTATCACCTTGATTATTATTGGCAGTAGCACCAACATTTATATTTTCCATATTTTAATTTTAATTTTTTATAGAATCCAATTTATTTTTAGAGCATTTTGGTTCAATTTAGATGAATCATATTCAGGTATTGACATATAATTCTTTTTCATCCATTCCTTAAATCTTAATTCATATTCTGCTCCTATATTTCTTTGGTAAGTTACTAAATAATCTACTTCGGATTTTGTTATAGATTCTGTATTTTCAGGAACTTGTTTGAATAATCCACCATTAGATTGAAAATAAGCAGCATTTGTTAAATAATGTGCTGCTGTATAATGAACCATTAAAAATACTACAAATTCATTATATATTGTTTCATATAATCCTGATAGTTTATCATTATCAAAATCACTTAAAATCTTATTATATAAATTATCAGTAAGAACTCTTTTAATTTCCATATTTTGTGCTATTGACATAAATGGAGTTAATTTATCTAACTCTATATTACCACTTAAAGAAGTAAGTCTATATATATCATCTGCTTTTAATAAAATTATTGTTGCCATTTTTAATTATTATTTTAATTCTTCAAAATCTTTGAAGTAAATATTATATTTTTCATTTGGTATATTTTCTAATATACTCATTAACCCATCAATTATTATTTCCCTTGATGGGTTAATTACCATTCTATATATTTCTTTTCTTGCAGTTTTCATTTCCTCAGCATTATTACCAAATCCACTACCATCTGTTGAACCAAATAATCTTGGAGATGTTACTGAGTGTGCTGCGAATAATTGTCTTTTAGATTCCTCTGCGAAGTATTGGTATTGTTGATTTAATTCAGGTATATCTATCGAATCTACTGTTATTTTATTATCAGGATTATCATTTACTGAAACAATAACTTTATTATTATTAGAAGAACCTGTTAATTTTTCTATAATTTTTTTTGATTGCTCTCTTTTTAATTCTTCTGATAAAGATCCTGAGTTATTATATACATTTATTATTTTACCTGCTGAAAATCCATTTAATATATGATTAATAGCACTATTAGATAATTCTTCTTCTAACTGAGCATATTGTAGTCCTGAAACATAAGAAGGATTACTAAAATAATTATTACTTGAAGGTCTTTGAATTATTAATACTTCTACATCACAATTTTTATATTTACCTGTATATTTAGGGTAGAACTCAGGCTTATATTTCCAAGTCTTAGTCCAATCATAACAATACCAATAACCATCTATATCACCTTTTATATTTTGACTTAAACCATACTTAAACACAGGTGTATATTTTATTATAATTGGAAATGTTCTTGTTAGATTCCATATAATCTGTACTGCAAATGCTCCATAAGTATAAAAATCTTGGCAGATTAATCTTAAATCATTTTTATTTAATTGTGATAAAGGGGTTTCATCATTTACTAATCCTTCACCATATATATAAGATGTATAAGCATTAATTATACCATTATTTGTTGGAGATCCTTGGTATCTATCTTTTACATAATTGTAAAATGAATTATATTCACCATTTAGAATCCATTTTCTTCCTATTACAGGTTCAACTTTTGGAACTACATAAGAGTTAAAGTTAATTTCTATATTTTCTATCATTTTTTAGAACTTTATTTTATCATTTATTATATTTGTTAATTGATAAGTTTGTGTATCATTATCAGTTGCTAAAACTGATCCTATCCATACATTTTTATCTTCATATTTAACAATAACATCAAATCTATCACCTTCATTTAATATCATTTGAGGTAATAATATATATATACATCTTTTTTCATACTTAGCAGAACAATTATTATATGTATTTGTTTCTTTTGTTAATTCATTAAAGAAAACAACATCATAATTAGTTGCATAAATCGAAGGAGATATAATTAAGTAATTTACATTTTCTACATTTTCTACACTTTTATCAGCAGTTATTAGAGTAGAATCTGCTGTATATAGAGTAGTATCCACTGTAAATTGGTCTATAATTTGGTTATTTGGATTTACTTTTATTATTTTCATATAAATATAAAACGCTTTTAATAATTTTTTAAATTAAAAAACCCTCAAAGATTATTTGAGGGTTTCATATTTATTTAATTTATTTAATTAAATTTATTAAATTTATTAAATTGGTTGAATACTATCTGCTATATTTAATTTTAATGTAGCAACTGCTGAATCTTTAAGATATACAAATGGTATTCTTTCTTCGGTTTTGAAATTTAATTCTACACCTTGGAAATCTTTCATAGCACCACCTAATTTTTTAACACTTTGGCTTAATATAGCACCATTTTCAGCACCTATTAATAAAAAGTATCCTGAATATGTTTCTAATATAATGAATGATTTACTATAAGTTAATAATCTTACTTGATTAATAGATTCTTTATCTAATTTTGGTAGAACTAATTTTAATTCACCTGTATAGATTGTATTACCTATATTTTCGTCAGTTTCACTTGTTTCATCATAAGTATCACCTGTATTTTTTAATTCATATTGATAAACTTCTTTTGTAGTACTTTCTCCAAAAAGAAATGAAGCACTTACATCACCAAATTCCAAAGCAGTAGCGCTATATATATCACTTGCTGAACTATCAGTCAAAAGGTTAGGAATTAACCCACTAACATATTCAACAAAAAATACATTTTTATATCCACCAACACCTGTATTACAAGGTATTTTACGACCTTTTTTTATATAATTACATCCCATTTTTATTTATTTATTTTTTAGAAACCACTGATGTTTTTATACATCAGTGGTTTTATTTTTTAGAAACCACTGATGTTTTTATACATCAGTGGTTTAGTTATATTAGTTATATAAAACTACTTCGGAAGGTCTAATAATTGCTACACCACCTGTATATACTACTTTATATCTTACCATACCAGATAAATCACTTTCATCCATATCTTTTACTCTTACTTCGTTATGATCTGATAACAAACCTGTACCGAAATTAAAGTTTTTAACTTGATAAGCAACCATAGTTTTATCTGCTAATTTATTTACTTCTGCTAAAGGGTAAGAAGAACCCCATCTCATTTTACCTTCTACTCCACTTAAACCATTAGCGTTTCCTTGTGATATTTGGTAGTTTTCAAAAGCAACTGCTATATCAGAACTGATAGCGATTACTAAGCCTGCTTTCTTTCTTAAATTACTTGGGATTTTTTTAACAAATTTAGTTAATTCACCAATTACATTTGATTCAGTAATTGTAGAAGAAGTTGCTGATACTGATAAATATCCACCTTGATCTTTCAATGTAGGAATTAAACCTTTGAAGTGTCCAGTAGCAGTTGTACCAACCCAAATGTCAGAATCAACACCATCTGCGGTATCTTCTAAGATTTCAGCGATAATTGCTGTTGCTTCATCAAGATTGTTAAAAGAATCATTATGTGCTGAAAAGCCCATTTTAGCCTGATCCCATAATAATCTAAAATCTTCTTTACAAATTTCGTTTTCAATTTTAATTTTCTTAGGTTCTAATACTACTTCACTTAAAGAAATTGATCCTGTTGGAGTAAAACCACAAGAATAATCTTGACGACCATTACCATAATCTACTTTTCTTAAAGAAACCTTTGAAGAGATGTTAGGTAATACCGTAATTAAATTTCTTTTAATGGTGTCAGCCTCTTTGAATGCTTTACCGATTATTTCGCCTGCGTATTCACCATTATAATTAGATGAGTAAGGTGATCCTGTTGTTGCCATATTTATTTATTTATTTTTATTTAATAAAATGCGTTTTAGCATTATCCCTTAATAGGGATTATATATCATTAAAACGCATTAGAATTAATTTTTTTAATTATTTTTTAATTATTTTTTACACTTTGAATACCTTGTAAGATTCTACCAAATTTAGTTGTTGGTTCAGGTTGTTGTGATAGTGGTAAATCTTTAATACCATCAGTAGCAGGTAATTTAGATAATGAAACCATCTTTCTATCTGATTCTACTAACTTTGCTTCTAAATCTGCTAACTTTTGTTTTAATATATTAATTTCAGCATCTTTTTCACTAATTTTTTGTTCGTAATCTACACTTGTTTTAGTATCAGGTGTGATAGGATCAATAGATAAATTATCTGTTGGTTGATCTGCTGCTTCTAATTCAATTTCAACACTTGGTTCTTCTTCTGGCATTTCCATTTCAGCATTTGTACCTACTTCTGCCATTTTTAATTCTAATAAAAGATCTTTTACCATATCTTTTATGATTTCTTTGTTAAACTCCATTTTACTATTATTTATTTTTATATTTTCTTCTAATTTGAAGAATGAATCAATTGAAAATCCTTTAACTTTTCCTGTTTTAATATAATCTTCCCATATACTATCATTTTCAACTTTCATAGACATCATTAATGTACCTTTTGGTAAATCCTTAAATCCTAATGCATTTGCTTTATCGTTATTTGGATCTTCTATAATCCAACTTTCAAAAAAGAATACACCATCTATATTTTTATTATTATGTTCTATTGTTGAGTTTTTTTGATAACCTTGTTTGAAGAAATTTTGTTGAACTTTTAATATATTTTCTTCATCTATCTTAACAAAAAATTCTCCTATTTTTTCATTATATCTTTTAATTAATTGATTTGGTATTAATACTGGCGATACTAAAATTCTTTTTTCTACATTAGCCATTTTAATTAACATAGAACTTAAATTAGTTTTACCTTTATCATAATTTGCTTTTTTCTCTAAACATATCTCACAAGGATTTTTACCTAATATATATTCACCATTAACTATACTACATTGGCAATTTGGGTGTATTAATCCTTCTTTTGCGAACTTCATAAACATAGTTTCTATAGCAGGATCTTCTACTAATGAAACAGCATAAACACCTAAAACACTTTCATCAAAAATCATATTGTATATCTTATCCATATTTAATAAAACGCTTTTATTTTTATTTTTTTAATTTACTTATCCAAAAGTCGCATTTGATTTTATATTTCTATCCAACGCTTGTTGAGTAGTCATTTCATTACTAACAACAAATGCTTTTACAGGTTCTCTTTGTGCTCCTGCTATTGATGCTGCTAATTGTGTTTGAGGACTTGTTAAAGAATTACTTGATATAACAGGTGCTAATGAAGGTGCAGATGTTGTGTTTGCTGCTCCTCCACCACCTCCACCACTACCAAAAATTTGCTTAAATTTAGCTGCTGCTCCAAGTACTGCTGAAATTTGTTGAGCATAAAATAAAGGGAAGGCATATGCAGCAGCTGGACCTGCAGCAGCAGCACTTTGTTGTGCAATTGCTAAACCACGCATATAACCTGATGCTGTTTCTGTAATTAATGTAAGTAATGCTATTGCTTTTTGTCCGTCAGAGAATTTTTTGAATAGTCCTTCAAGATTACCTAAACCTTGCCCAACAGCACTTAAAAACTCTGCTTGTGCTGATAACCTCAAACTCCCTGTTTTAATAATTTGGTCTGTACCAGCTTTTATTATAGCATTTTTTTCATCTTCTGATAATTGTGTATTATTTTTAACTTCTTGATTATATGCTTTTAATGCATCTATTCTTTGTTGATAAGATAATTTTTCATTATTAAGTATATTATTTATATCTAATTTACCAGATGTTATAGCAACATTATTATCATTTTTAATCTCTTTGTTATAGTTTTTATTAAGTTGAATTAAATCTTCAGCTGCTTTTTTTCTCACCTCAAAAGTTAATGTTTTATCATTAATTATTGATTGTAGTTCAGACTTTTTATCATTATATTCTTTATCTCTAATAGACTTATTATTAGTATAAATGTCTATAGCATTTTTCTGACTAATACCTTTAATTTGAATACCACTTTGTTCTTCTAAAATCTTTTTAGCCTTTTCAAACTCTTCTTCAGCTTTTAACTCTTTATTATTTTGTTCTACTAAAAAGTTATATTGCTCATCGTTAATACCATTTAATATAGTATTATGATTTTTTAATAATTCTTTTGAGGCCTCATCAAATTGTTTTTGAGTTATTACTCCATTATTAAGAGCATCTTTTAATTTTTCATTTTGTTTTCTAAATCTTTCATTTTCTTGATCTTCTAATTTTATGAATTTATCTTTTTCAATTTTTATTTCAGCATTGGCTGAATCTTGTGCTAAAAATTCAACTATATCAAATTCTTTTTTCTTCTTTTCTTTTGTACCTTTTTTATTTTTATCTTCATTTAATACAGGTTCAGATTCTAATAAATCACTGATTGCTTTTTGATAATTACTTTCTAATATATTACCCTTAGCAACAACTTTCAAATAATCTTGTTGTGCTTTATCTCTTTTTTTATCTAATTGGTTTAATTCATTTGTTCTTCTTTCTATTGATGTATTAATTTCTGCTGTACCTGCTCCACCAGGAGTTGCTGCTTTTTTTGCCCTTAGTGCATTTATTTCATCAAATTTTTTATTTCTTTCTATATTTTCTTTTGTAAAATTTGCTAATGCTATTTGTTCTTCTGTGTATTGTTTTGTAAGTTGAGAAGCATATATTTGAGATACTGCTTGTTTTTTTAGTGCTATAACATATTGATTAGTTTGATCTGTAATTGCTTTTGTTCCAACATTAGCAAGAGTTATTTTTTCACCATATTCACCCATTATTTTATTGGCTTCTTTAATAGCAATACTCCTTTCATTTTCACTTTTTGTTACATCCTGAGCAATAGAAATATATGTTTTTAATTTAGTTCCAGTAGTATCAGCCGTAGCAATAGTTTTATTCATCTCTTCATTAAACTTCTTTAACTCTTCTTTTGCTTTTTTAGTAGCATCACCAGCAGTACCAAACATCTTCTCCCAAGGGTTAAATGTTTGAGTTAAAAAGGTTACAGCAGATGTAATTACTGATATAGCAAGTCCAATACCTGCTGGACCTGTTAATACTGATCCTAATGCTTTAATAGCACCCATAGCACCGCCTGCGCCTGCGCTTAATCTACCAAAACTTTCAAAAAGAGGACCTATATTATTTTGTATTGCTACAAAACCAAATGGTAAATCCTGTGCAATTCTACCTATATCTGTTAAAGATTGAACTGCATTACCAGTAACATTTATGTTAACTTCTTTATTTATAGCCATTTTATTTTTTTATTTTTAATCCTCTTCTATAACCTAATATATAGAAATCTTTTAATGATATAGGCATTTTATATATACCTTTTAATATATCTACCTCTTTTGATATATTATAGTGTTCATCTAAACTTATTATTTGATATATAATCTTAAACATAATTATTTTTATTTTTTATCTTGGCATTATCATAATTATATCACCAATAATCGCTTTTTTACCAACTGCTGCCAAATTAATTGTTAAATCATCTGTAACTGATGATATAGTTAATGTATCAATTAATAAAATTATTTCACCATACCTAACTAAATATACATTTACATCTACACTTCCAGGTGTATCAAGAAAATTAAGAACAAAAGTCTCAATTTCATTACCTATATAATATGTTGTTTCATTTAATGATGATTGTCCGTTTGCCTGTGAAGAACTTCCACTAACTATTGTGTCTATTGTTTTACTAACACCATTAAAAAATACTATACCTCTATTAGATGGTACTACATCATATTTTACTAAATTATTTAACACATCTGTTCTTTCACCTGATGATTGCTTGCTTCCTAATTTATAGTTAGTATAGTTAATCATTTTCAAACTAATTTTACCACTTAATAAATTAATAGTCATATCTGCAATCATAAAACGCTTATCTTGTATTTTAAGTGTAGAAGATAAAGTTAAATAATATATTAAATTATCAGGTAAGTGTCCTTCATACTCCCAAGTTCTTGTATTTATAGAATATAATTGCGTTATGAATTTCTCATAATAATTTTTATATAGATTTTTATCTCTTAAACTACCATTAAAATCATATTCATTACCAAATGTTATTGAATTTTTATATGGGTATGAGTTTGATCTCCAAGCATTATAGTCCATATTTCTATATCTTTTATATATATGATTACCATAAGTAAGATAAACTTTTGGTGTTATAGTAGTTAATTCTTCATAATCTAAATTAACACCTACTAATTTAACACCACCCCCAGCAGCAGTTGTTTTACTCTGTACTAAAAATAAATTATCATCAATAGCAACTATATCACCTACTAATGTATCTTTTCCAACACTTTCTGCTACACCAAATGATATAGAATTATTTGCAGTTGCTCCAGGGATAGATTCTGTTAGATTAAAAGAACAAATAACAGAATCTTCATAATATGTTATTAAATCATCTTTATTAGTTATTATTTTTGTATAACTATCATCGGTTCCCATATAAGGGTATGAGTTTATTGCTGTTGCTAATGTAGGTGTTAATAAAAAACCAAATTTATTATCTACTGGAACTAAATGACCTCCATAACAAAAAATAACAGGTTTATTTTCAATAAATTTTGAATCTTTATCTATACCATATGATATAGGGAACCCTGCTAAACTAATACTTTTCATTAACCAAAATTTACTTTCGACACTATATTCACCATTACCAACACTATCCCCTAATATATTTCTTAATGAATCACTTCCAAACTGTTTATTATTACTTAAAAAGTATTGACTATTATTATAGTATGTATTTTCATCTAAACTATATTTTATATTATTATATACCTGATTTCTATTAATAACAACTTTTTCTTTATTTATATATTCTGTTAAATCTAATTCATTACCATCCTGTAAGTAATCATATAAAGTTTTAATAACAAAACTATTTTCGTCAAATGGTGTTGGTATAATAACTAAGTTAAACATTTTAATTAAAGATGTAATAAAATCATATATTTTCATAGAAGGTAATGTATTTATTATATCAATTTTAGTAAAAGAACTTAATAAAAACCAATAATCAGGTGGTTCATCTGTGGTATAAAAATATATTTTTGCTCTAACATTAAACTTAAATGATAATTTTTCATTAGTTGATACAATACCTATTGTAAATTTATCAGATGATAAAGTGTTAGGATTCTGAGCATATATAATAAAACTTGCTAAATCTTTTGTGGCATAATTATTCAAACTACTAAAAATTAATTTTCCATTTTCATCATTTATAAATACATCATATTTCCTATGAATAGCATCATAATTAATATTGGATTCATCAAATGTTATCTCTAACACTATTCTATATCCTCTATAAAATCCTAATGAGTTAAAACTACTAAAATCAAAATTAACAAAATTATTTTCTATATAAAATATATCACTTATAGATAATGGGTAATTAGTTGTTATACTTGAATTACTTAGACTTAATTCATTCGAAGGATTCATAGATGAATTATAAAATTTATTACACCACATATATAATTTACTAAATATATTATCCTTATTATTATTAAAAAAATCATCACTAAATTTTATACTATATCTTTTTTGTATTAACTCAATTAGTCTAAATAATTTTATAGAAGGTAATAATTCATCATATTTAATTGTTTTAGTTGTATTTCCACTTGTGAATTTTACATCTTCATTACCTTCATCATAACTCCAAATTCTTTTTGTACTAATTAGTGGTATGATAACATCACCCTTATTTTCAATTCTATATTTTGTTTCTGTATTATTATTTTGATAATTATATGATGTAGCATCTGTTATTATAGTTTCATTATCAATTTCATATAATAAACTATTCAATGTATCATCACCAAACAAATCTTTTAATTTAACAAGATTAGAATAAAATGTTATAGAATAATTATCAGGCTTACCATTTTTCATATTAACTTTTTCTAATTGCACTTTACCATATCTGAATGGTATAGTATTAATATGTAATTTAGCAGAAACTTTTTTATTAGCATTAAATTGAAACTGATTATCAACATCATAAAACTGACTAAAAATTAAATTATTTTTATTAGAAGCAGGTATAGTAAATGTCTGCGTAAAATCAGCATAATTCTTACTTATATCTGTTGTATCCACTTGTTTTAATGTTAATTGAATTGTTTCATCATCAAATAAATCCAATCTTTCATATTTTTCTTCTAAAACTTTAACTTCACTATATAAAACATAATCATAATTACCATTAATTCTACTTATAGTCCAAGTTGTTCCTACAGGTGAAGGGTTTTCATTAACTACACCTGTAGGAACAACTAAATAATAAGTATCATCACTTTGTGATATTATATTAAAAGCATCATCATTTAATCCACCTGTTGTTCCATTAATATATATTATAGTTCCTTCTGGAAATAAAGGAAAATCCGTTCCTACTGTTTGTATTAAAGAAGGTGCTTGAAAAACTAATTGTTGTGTTACTAAATCAGGGCAAATAAATTTCTTATCAATCATAAAATAAGTTGAAGTAACCTCTGTTATACCATATAATATATTACTATTATTAGTCTCATTAATTTTAATCTTTTGTCCTACTTCTAAAAATTTTGTTGGATCAACACTACATAAAACTTTATATGGTTCGTTATTTTGTATAGTAAAAAACTTATTACCAATACCTATTTGCCTTGTTTGTATATTATATGAACTATATACTTGTATATCTAAATCAGTCTGCATTTATTGTATATTATTTTTTACTTCATTTGCTGAATCAAACTCTATTGTATATTGGATTTTTGCCTTATTATTTGCTCTATTTTTTACTTCAAAATCAAAATCCTTTAATATAACAGGAATTATATTATCTTCATATATTAAATAATGTTTTTCACTTTGTATTAACTCTTTAATATATTTTACATCATTTTCACTTAATAAAGCCGTATTCAAAGTATATTTTAATTTTTCAGTCTTATTTAATACTCTTGTATAATGATCTATTGTACTATATTGATATGGTTTGTTTAATAATCTTTCAAATGAATCTGTTTTAGATGTTATCACTCTTTTACTTAATTTAGGAAAACTAAATCCAACAAAAACACCATTTTTATTTAGATATACCACCTGATATGGCTTATATATACCTTCACAAGTTCCTCTAAATGGATTTTTAGTCCTAACTATTGCTAAATCTGTACTTGTTGCTCCTGTTGAACCCACTGCTACAAATTCATCATCACCTAATGTTATATATTCACTTAAACTTGATAAAGGGTTCGTAATTACAGGATTAGCACCTTCTTCAAAATAACCATATCCTAATAATGCTATTTTTCTATCACTTAATGTAGATACTAATAATGCCTCACCAGTTGGCTCACCATCTATATTTAATATATCTAAAAGTCCATAACAAACCCACTCAACATAACAACACTCATCAAATCCACCATTCAAATTAGTTCCAGCAGTCCAACTATTAGTTAATTTAGGTTCTAAAAATGATCTTACTATTTGTGCTATATTTATACTTGTTGTAGTATCGTTATAGTTTGTTTTATATTTAATAAATTGATAATTTGGTTCGATAGTTTTGTTATTTATACTACCTTTCCATATATTTAAATCAACACTAATTTTATCATATGGATTTGTCTGATTATATATTATATAATATGGTGATAATGCTGCTAAAAATCCTGATGTATTAGAAACTGTATTTGTAATATATTTTTTTACTTCTACTAATTCCCCTATACCTGGAACTGAATTAAATCCAAATGAAGCATATCCACTTGTATTGTAATATATTAATAATGTAATTTCTTCTGATCCAGGACCAGTATATAAAATAATAGATCCATCTATTGAAGTGTAATAATATGTTGATAATTTAAGTCTTAAAGTATTAGCAGTTTCATATATAGTACTTCCTATTTTACTTTCTCCTAATGTTGTAGATGTTGCTGTATTATTAAATACTATTTTAACTGGATTTCCTAATGAAGATACACCATTTGATTTCAAATCAAATTCTATATAATCACCTACTTGTGGTTGTTTAATGAACTTTATTTCTGCTCTTAGTATCATTTATTTATTATTTTTTTTTATTTGTTTTAATTCAAGATCTCTTTTATCTATTAAATATGCGGACCAATATAAAAACGTATAGCAAGGAAGTTTCAGTATTTCTTCTATTTTAATTAAATCACCATTTGCTAACTCCCATAATAATCTTGAATAAGCATTCCATTTTTTATTGAAGTTATCTTCGTTTGAATCTCCAAAACTTGTTCCTTCACTTTCGGATTCTTCTTCAAATGTTTCATCTGCTTCTCCATATATTTCAGGGTAATTACCTCTAATTGATTTAATAAAGTCAAAAAAAAACCTATACATCCCTCATATGTCTCATAATCTATATCCTCAAATAATTCACTATTAACTTCCGACTTCATATCAACTAAATACCTACCTTTTTTATCTTTACTAATAACTGGTCTATATAATATAGCAAGTATATTAATATAATCACCATCTTTTAAGAAATTATCTAAATCAATCAAATCACCTGCTTTCAAATCCTCAAATTTTGGTATAAAACCATATTCTTTATTATCTATCATAATAAATTGTTTGAACTTACTTTCAACTTGTACTGCTTTATTAAAGGCTTCTATTAATTCAAAATAATCTTTTGGTATCATTTTATTAATTTGTTCTTTTGGAATCTTATAGATTAATTCTAAAATCTTTTTATTAAACTCTTCTTCAACCAAATCTTTATATTCTATTAATTCTAAAAAATCTTTTAATAATATTTCACTCTTATTTTCAGGTATAATTACATTCATATTTTTATTTTAATTTTTTATCAATCTCTTTTTCTATTGAATCAGCAAATGATTTAACTAATTCATCTATACTATCATTCATATAATCCTCATATATAGACTTAAAAAAGTTCTGAGGTCTAATACCTTTATAATATATACTATTTTGTAAAGCAAATGGATTAATGTTCTTACTTTTAGCCCAAGGTTTTATTGCTAATATAGGTGGTTTCTTATCTTTATATGAAAATGGTGTATTATATTTATATTTTACACCACTAACACCCTGATCTACAAATTTACCATAATATTCCATTAATATAGATACATTATTACCTTTTATTATATAACTAATTGAATTAAATAAACTTCCTGTATGCTTTGGGACTTTTTGTTTGATTTTATTAATTAAAATCTTCATAAAGTCATCTATTTCTTTTTTTAATATATTATCCATTTTTATTTTTTATTTTAATAACAATCTAACGATGGAATTGATAAATCAATTATAATTCTATATCCATCTAATATATTTTTATCACCAAACATAATTATTTCAGCCTCGTTATCACTTTCTAATGAAATACCATAATTATTATTTAATGTCTTTATATCCGATATAGTATTATGGATTATTTTTGCTGTTTCTGATAAATTATATATTAAATTATCACTAAAAATCTTATCATTATTTAATTTTTGGTTAGAATCTCTTCTATTTAATACCGCTACTTCAAAAGTTAATTTAAAATAATTATTACCTGGTGTTATATTAAATGGGATTATATGAACTAATGGGTATATATTAGTCTTACTTATATCTCCTAATTGTGATAAACCAAATACAATTGTATTAGTTAGTGGGTGTTCTTTGAACTTATTTACTAAAAAATCAATAAGTATATACATTTCTTGTTTCATTATTATTATTATTTATATTAAAAACGCTTTTATTATTTTTAAAATTCAAGCATATTATTATATTTATCTGCTATCTTTTTTAATATATTTATTATATCTTTCATAGTTATATTATCATTAACTTCAAAATTAAGTTTATTAGTTATCATTTTATTAAAAATAAAATTAATTAAAAATATAGATGATTTTATTTTAGATATATCTTTTAAGTCATATTTTATTATCATAATACTTTTCTTATAGAAAATAATTTCTCTATATAAAAAAAATAAATTAATTTTAATCTTCATATCCACTATTATTTTTTACTTTTTCTAATTTATCAATTATCTTTTTAACATATCCAACACAACTAAAACATTCTTGAACTTTTGTATTAAATGTTGAATTATATAAAGCATATAATCTTTTCAAATCACTTGATGATAAATCACCATTTCTGTTTTTTATATCTATGATATATTCCATAAATTCATAATCTTCTTTATTTAATAAAGTTATATTACTATAATATGGAAATAATTCATTTAACTTTAATTGTCTATCTTTACAACTTTCACAAGGTTGTATTCCAATTGCTTTTGTTATTGATGCGATAGTGTCTCCAAATCCTTTATTTTTCTCTGACATATATTTTCTATGTTATTTTTATTATCATTTATTATTTTTTTTATTTTATTAATAGATGATCTTATATCTTTTTCAGGTATCTTTGTTAATTTATATATTTTATTTACTGATACTTTATTTATTTGATTCATTTTATATAATTCTCTATCATAATAATTTAATTTATCAATAAATTCTAATAAAGATTCATATAAAAACTCTTTATACTTATCTTCTAATTTATCATATTCATCATATTCTTCTTTATCTTTATTAAAATCTATATATTTTAATCTGACTTTTTCTTTCCTTTTTTCCGAAAAAAATAAATTATTTAACGCAGTCCATATATAAAACTTATTAATCTTAAAGGGTGGATTATTAATATATTTTATATAAAATGATTGTACTAAATCCATAGTATCTTGTTTATTATTTGTTATTTGGTAGGCCATTTTCTTAACTTCTTCCTCATACATTAACAATTCTTCTATATTATATATATCCATTTTTTATTTTATTTATATCTATAACTATATATTAAATCCATATAATGTATTTTTTCCATTTATACTATACTTATGTTTTTTACTTTTAATAATCTTTAATAATAAAAGATTATTAAAAGTAAAAAACATAATTCATAAACTTAAACCAAATCAAATTATTATTTATTAGTAAATAATAATTTAGATTTCCCGCAACATAAGTAAGAGTTAATAATAATAGTTAAATATATTAAATAATGGTTATACCAAAACAAATTATTATTTATTAGTAAATAATCTTTAATAATAAAAGTAAAAACACATAATTCATAAAACTTAAACCCAAGGTGGCTATCGCAACCCCCTGTGAGGGGGGGTTGCTCGCCATAGTAAATGATTTTAGGTGATTGTTAATTTAATAAGTAAAAAAAATTTAAGATAATTATAAATATAAAGAAAATTTGATAATATCTAAAAATTTAAGATAATTAAAATATATCATATATACT